AGAAGCGAATTGTGGAATCGCCGCTCTGGGTGGGTACGGATGCCAAGAGAGAGAACTGGCTAGTCGACGCCGTGGAGTGGTCCATGACCGCCGACGCAGAAATCGAGTGGCTGGTGGATGGCGTGATCCAGGTAGGCGGCAATGGCATGATCGCGGCCGAGCCGAAAACCGGAAAATCCCTGGCGTCTCTCGATCTGCTGCTTTCTCTGGCCACGGGCAAGCCATGGCTGGGATGCAAGATTCCCCGCCGCATCCGCACCGCCTACATCAGCCGCGAAGACTCTCCCGTGCTGACCAAGGTGCGTGTGCAGGCATTGTTGCGCGGGAAAGGCCTTGACCCCGGCGAGGACCCTTCCGGATGGCTTTGGGTGAACACCCGCGAGCAACTTGGCGACTTTGACGTCGACAACGACGACCAGCTGACGCACATGGCCGAAGACCTGAAAGAGCGTGGCGTAGAGTTTGCCATCTTCGACGTGTTGAACCGGCTGCACAACCGCGACGAGAACAACAACACGGAGATGGGGCAGGTGGTGAAAAAGATTGGCCAGATGGGCCAGCAAGCCGGTTGCGCCATCGGCGTGATTCACCACGTGAGCAAGGAAGCAGGCACGGGACGCTTCTTTACGCGCATTCGCGGCGCAACTTCGATTCACGGCTGGACGGAATGGTCCATCGGTTTCTCGATTGAAAACGCTGGAGAGAAAAAGATGATCCGTCGTGCCGAGTTTGAAACCAAGGCGGCTGAATCTCGTGAGCCGATCTCCTTCACCATTCAGCACGGCGGCGGGAACTTGGCTTTGGTGCCGCTGGAGAGAGGACCCATTCCGTTTGATCCCGATGTTCACGCATCCATTGAGAGGTACGACTGATGGCTAAAACCGATGTAACGGTGACGATGAATCCGTTTGAGCTGGTACTTTTTCGGCGGGCATTGGCCAAAGCCGCCGACGATCATCTGCTGGATCGCACTTGGGCATTGCAGCGGATTTGCGCACTCGATGTCCTGCGCTGGAATGCGGAAGAAAAGGTAAAGAAGCTGAAACAAATTGCAGTGCGTAGACGCAGACAGAAAGCTGCTTGAGGTTGCCATGAATGTGCGCAAGTTGAAATACGTGAATCGGTTTGGGCTTTCAGCCAAGAAGACGGAGAAGTTACCGCCGCTTCTGGACCAGCTCGACAGATGCGCCGACGATGCGTCGCGGCGCTTGCTGTTGGGAATTTCAAAGCAGCAGAAAAATCATTCGAAGTTGAAGAATACGCAACGAGTGGCAGCATAAACAGAAAACTGCGGGGTTCAAGCGTGTATCGAATCTTGGAAGGTGACGTGACGGAGCAACTGAAAACGCTGGCAGACGCGTCGGTGGATTCCATCGTCACGGACCCGCCCTATGGCTTGGAGTTTATGGGCAAAGACTGGGATGCTCCGTGGAAAACAGATCACAGACAAGGATTTGACGGTACGATGCAGACGCCTGATAGCCCGTATGGCCGTAGCAAGGTTCGCAATGGCAATGGCGCGAGCTATGGTGCGGATGCGCGTGTAATGCAGGCACTTCAGGATTGGTATTTTTCCTGGGCGGTTGAAGCGTTGCGTGTGTTGAAGCCTGGTGGATATCTGCTGGCATTCGGCGGCAGTCGTACTTATCACCGAATGGCGTGCGCCATCGAAGATGCGGGTTTTGAAATCCGCGACCAGATTATGTGGATTTATGGGAGTGGCTTCCCAAAATCTCTGGATGTAAGCAAGGCAATCGATAAGGCAGCGGGAGAAGAACGGGAAGTTACGGGAACCAAGTTTGGATTACCGGGATATCGACTTGGGGAAGCAGCCGGTAATGAAATCTATGGTCACGGATTAACAAATGGGTCTGCTGGTTGCAAAGTCACTGCTCCAGCCACGGACGCAGCAAAGCAGTGGGAAGGTTGGGGCACAGCGCTGAAGCCGGCACATGAACCAATAGTTGTTGCGCGTAAGCCGCTGGTTGGTACTGTAACAGCCAATGTTTTGAAATACGGCACTGGTGCGATGCACATCGATGCGTGCCGAGTGGGGATGAATGGTGGTTGTAAATCAACCACAGATTATATCGGAGGAAACTCCGTTAATTGCTTCGGCAAGGGACTGAATGACCAAATTTCCCCCCTTGTGGACGGTCTTGGCCGCTGGCCTGCCAACGTGATCCACGATGGCAGCGAAGAAGTGCTTGCGGCATTTCCCGATGCGCCGGGACAGCTACGTGCTAGTGACGATGGCCAGCGCACTCAGCAAAATGTATACGGAAAATACGGAACCAATGGCTATGGATGGGAACCGCGTGGCGATGCCGGTTCTGCGGCGCGGTTTTTCTACTGCGCCAAAGCCAGCCGCGAAGAACGTAACCGGGGATTGTGGGGAACTGAAGAAAAGATTGTGGATGATGGTCGTAAAGTTCCGATCGATAACCCTTATCTTCGCGGAAAAACTATGCGTAGCAATACCCATCCAACGGTGAAGCCCATAGCCTTGATGGCTTATCTGTGCCGGCTGGTAACTCCGCCACATGGAACCGTGCTCGATCTGTTTATGGGATCGGGGTCGACGGGCATTGCGGCACTGCGCGAAGGCTTCAATTTTATCGGCATCGAAGTAAATCCAGAATACGTGGAAATCGCGCTGCGACGCATTGAAGGTGATGCACCGCTGTTCAACAAACAGGAGAAGGCAGGATGACAACTTTTCCAGAAACGCCTGCGGCTATTGCCGCTCGCTTGATTGAAGAAGACGAGCAGATTGCCAAGTTGCTCGTGCTGGCGGTGCGCAAGGACGGATCGAGTTTTTCTTGCGACAACAGCTTGACGATTGATGAGGCCAAGACGCTGACCGTCCACTTTAACGCCTGGCTCGATAAGTATTCAGGACAGGAAGACACGGAATAAGAAGCAACGAATCGGGGAGGATCAACATGGGAACAGCAATGTTTCAGGTGATGGCTCCAGTGAAAAGTCTCGATGAACGGCTTCACGAGAGCGATCAAACAATTACTGAATCGTGGGTAGCGCTGAACAAGCGATCAATGCTGATTGGCTGGGAGGGCTACTTCATCAAGCACAACAACGGCTGGGAGCGGTTGGGCTATCCCGACGAACTGAGCTATCGCGCTAGCAAGGGTATTGGCCATTCGACGTGGTTCAAGATGACGGGATTGGCTGAGCAGCTCCAGATGCTGACGAAAGAGCAATTTCTCTCGATGTCGATTTCAAACGCCGAGGAATTGGCGAAGGCCCCTTCTGCGATGCGCGCGGACCCTGCTTTGCTGAATGCCGCCGCCACCATGCAGGCGCGAGAGTTCCAAAGCGAAGTGGGGAAGTATGTGTCTTTGGCCGAGAATACGTCGCCCAAAGACAGAAACACTTCGGTGAAATGGAGCGTTAGACAGTCGCAACGCGAGTTCATCGAGAGCGGCCTTGAGGAATGGCAACACGAGCACGGCATCGACGACCCCGGCTATGCGCTGGAGCTGCTGCTTGCCGAATACCACGACAAGCCGACGCTGGTGGGCTTTATGGCCGAGTCGATTCCACGGTTGACGCGTGCGGTGACAGAAGCACACAGCGTGGAAGAGCTGGAAGCGCTGCGCACGTTATTTGCGGCGCACATCCAAGAAATGGGCGAGATTTTAAAGGTTTGCTGCGGAGAAAACAACGCGAGCGAGGAAGCGGCATGAGCAGACAGGAATTGTTTGGAAAACGGCTTGGACGCAAGGCGATCAAAACAGATACGCGAACGCTGACGTTTGCCAAGTATCTGACTCCAGCATTGCCCACACCGCCTGCTAGCGCGGACTGGACCAAGGGCAATGCGCAATGGGGCATGATGCTCAACGACACGTTGGGCGATTGCACGATTGCCGGCTGTGGCCACGCCGTGCAGGTGTGGTCCGCAAACACCACCAGCATGATCACGATTGCCGATTCGGTGATTGAAAGCACCTATGCCAGCTGGGACGGCTATGTGCCGGGAGACTACACAACGGACAATGGCGGCATTGAGCTGGATGTGTTGAAGAAGTGGCGCAAGAACGGTTTGGATGGCCATGCTCTGGCCGCCTTTGCCGCTGCCGACTTCCAAAACCTTACCGAGATTCAGCAAGCCATTTTTCTGTTTGGCGGCGTGTATATCGGATTGAATCTGCCGGTGACGGCGCAGAACCAGACGGTATGGGATGTGACCAGCCAAACGGGCGAAAATGCCGAACCGGGAAGCTGGGGTGGCCACTGCGTCTTTGTGCCGAAGTACGATGCCGAGAGTTTTACCTGCCTCACCTGGGGAAGTCCGTTGCAGATGACGAAGGCCTTTTGGAATCGGTATTGCGACGAAGCGTATGCGCTGATCGGAAACGATTGGTTGACGACCGGCAAAGCTCCTTCTGGGTTTGATGCGGCAACGTTGAACGCAGATTTGGATGCGATCCGTTAAAGCCGCGCACGGGTTGGCCGTTCTGCATCTCCCGCTGCCGAAGGGAACGGAGTGCAGTATCTC